GCGAGAGCTTTGTTCGCCTGGTCGATGCGGAACTGGTAGCCGGGATCCAGCGACTTCATGTCCTCGAGCGTGAAGTCCCGGTTGAGTTGCCCCCCCGGCGACATCATCTCGCCGAGCGATTTCGCTGCCTGACTGCCGAGCCCGAGGTACGGCTCGAGGTACTCGTTCGCCTGGCCGGCCGCCCCGGTGATGCCTTGGGCCCCCGTCTCCGCAACGCCGGTGAGGTTGGCGCCCGCGGTCCCGGCCGCGCCGAGCACATCTGCCCGCGCCTGCTCCGCGGCGGTCCCGATCTGCGGGTTGTACTGGTTGAGCGTATCGCGGAAGCCCTGCGCCTGGCGTAGAGCTTCCTCCTGCTGCATCTGGCCGGCCCGCTTTGAGGCACGGGAGCCCAGGATGCCGCCGAAGATCGACGTTCCGGCCGATATGGCCGCCGGGATCGCTACTGCTGCCGGCATGGTTGCACCTCCAGGTCTGCGGCGTAGGCCAACTTGGTCAGCTTCTCGCCGTTGTTACGAGCTTGTTCCGGAGTCATAACGACAATCACCCTCTCGTCACACACTAATTCGATGCGGCCGCGCCTCAGTCTCAACTCGTAGATCATCCGCCTCACCTTCGACCTCGTGGCGCCCCGTTTCCGCCTCACGGCGGGCCAATGTTTCCGACTGTATTTCCGGCGGGCTGATGCCTAGGCACACCTGATCCCAGAGCTGCCCGTCCTTGAGATAGCTCGCCGAGTTGATGCCGTACGAATGCATCCCCGCATTGATGGCAAAATGCAGCGCCAGGCGGTTCGTCGCTGGTATGTTGGTGACGATCCGCCGGCAGGGCGTGTGCTCCCACACCCACGCCGGCAGAAGCCGCGCCGCCTCGAGTCCCACGTCGCCCCAGGCTCGCGGCAGCACGCAGGTATGGACCTCCCAACAGATGGCGTTCTGCGGGTGGAATACCCAGAGGCCGAGCAGCTCGCCCGCGTCCCGCGCCAGCACGTACCAGATGTGCTCGCCCTCAGGCGCCCGGTAATCCGAGGCCGCGGGCGATCCGTCGTCTGAGATGTGCGGCCAGATGCGCGGGTGTGTCATCACCGTTCGCACCAGGGCGTAGTTGTGCGTCCGCTCGAAGGTGATCATTTACGTCCACTCGATCCACGATTGAAGCGACGTTGAGCCAACTGAATTTACCCGGTAATAGTTATTCGGCAAAACCCAGAACTGAAGCGTATTTAAATAACCAACAGACCCCGACGAATTACTGATAACCCCAACGCTCAGACCCGGCGAACTACTCGAATCCGTAAGAGCTTGAATGCTGCCTGAAGCGGCCCCGATGTTCGCGCAAACCGCTACGAACATCGGCTTGCCGGTCGTGTTCTGGTACGTGGTTCCGAGCGCCCGCCCGGCGAGTACGTTGGCCTGCGCTGTGACGCCGCTGGCAATGCCCGTCAACAGCGAGCCATCGCCTCGGAAAGCGGTGGCGCGGCACGTCCCGTTTACGTCGAGTTTGAACACCGGCGCCATGCCGATACCGACGTTGCCGGCCTGTTCCACCTGGACGCGGCCCGCGCCGAACCGATCCGAAACGTGGAGCGTGCCGGCGACATCGCAACCGAGCCACGTGACCAACCCGCCCACAGAATTGGCGAGGCCAACCGCGTAGAGTTCAGAAGCCGCATTGAACATTCCCCGGCCGCCATCGACCTGGAGCTTTTGGCCGGGACTCGTCGTCCCGATTCCGACATTGCCGTTCACTGTCGCGATGGTTAACGCCCGCGCCCGAACGCCACTCCCATCGGTAAAGTCGAAACCGTAACCGGAGAAACTCGTCTGACTGCCATACAGGAGAAGATAACCAGAAGCCCCGTCGCGCTGTATCTGATAGTAGAGCGAAGCATTGCTGGCCTCATCCCCCGCCAGGCGGATTGCGCCGCCAACGACGTTGAGCTTGTCGAGAGGATTCGCCGTCCCGATGCCGACGTTGCCGCCGAGCGGCTGAAGCGAGAGAGGAAATGCGCTGCCGCCGCCGTACACCTGAATCCAGTGAGCAAACGGCGAGGCATTATAACGGCCAATATCCGCGTACGTGGCGCTAGTTTGCAGGCGCACGTTGGCGACGGCGGTATTCGCGGAAAGACTAGGATTGCCACCCACGACAACCGAATGCAGGATAGCAGTCGGCCCCGCCGTCCCGATGCCGACGTTGCCCTGGCTAGTGATCCGCATTCGCTCTGCAATGCCGCCGCTGTCCGGTCGCGTGTAAAACAGCAAATCAGCCCCACGCGCATTTGCCACTGCGCCGGTCAGAACGCCCATGACAAGCGCCGCCCTTTTATCCGCAGCGGCGGTATTCTTGTCCGTAAATTGAATCATTCCGACCGTGCGAATCGCATCCGCCGCGTTGCCCGATAACTCCACAACTCCGGCGTCAGATGCGCCCTCGACCGTCAGAAACCTGCGACCAGCTACAGGGTTGTAGATCGGCACGGTCGCGGTCCCGATGCCGATATTCCCCGCATTATTCAGCTTGAACCCTGCCGCGTTGATGTCGCTCGCCCACGGTGTCTGCGAGAGGGCGCTATCGATTATGACATTGCCCAGGTGGTGGCCACCGCCGTCCACGTCGCCACCCCAATGCTCGATGTCGCCGCGTATCTTGTTCAGGTCCGACCCTGAAACGACCTCGCCATCGTTCCAGTCGTTGGGGAACGTCCAGGACATTGGTCTACCTCGCCCGCGGGCCGCGCTTCGTCAGCGTGGAGAAGTCGTCGGAGATCGCCCCATCTTCCCAACCACGCGACTGCACCAGCATCGCCATAGCGCCCTGCCTTTGTGCGGTGGCGCCGATCAGATCCTTTTTCGCCAAGTCCAGTTGCTCCTGGAGATCGTAGACGCGGGCCTTGACAGACGCCTCGTAGCTGATGGCTTGCGCCGCCAGCTTCCGCTCCTGGGGATTCAACTGGTAGACGGTTTCGAGCGAACCCGCGCTCTCCAGCGGCGGCCGCCCATTTACTTTCACGTTCTTCTGGGCGATGTCGACCGCTTCATTCATGCGTTTCCTCCTGCGGTATTGCCCTCGCCCGACGCCTCGGGCACTGGGCCGATAATCTGTTGCATCGGTCCACTGGCCCGCTCCCCGATGCCGGTGAAGCTGACACCGCCGAATGGCAGCGGACGCATCACGCCATTGATCTTGGCGCGGGCCTTCACCAAATGAAACACCTCGCTCCAGAATGCCTCCTGGTTGTCGTCAAAGATGGCCTGGAAGATGTCGGTCGCCAACTGGGTATCCTCTTCGACGCCACCACCGTCGAGCAGATACGCCTTGAACTGCGCCCACTGATCAGCGTCGAGCCTGTACGCCTTCATCGGGTGGTCTTTGGCCAGTTCCTCCTCGCGGGCCTTGGAGAGCCGATACTGATGCAGCAGGGCGCGGGCCTCGTTGGGGTTCAGGTCGGCAAGCAGGGCCGCAGCTTCCTCGTATGGCGTGCTCATATCAGTTGCAGATGATCCCGTTCTTGACGGGCTTGCTTCCTGCGGCGGTTGTCACCGTTCCGGTGTAGCCGCTAAAGAGCGCACCTGCGATGCGCTGAAGGACTGCGACTCCACCTGATGCCCCCGGTATTTGAAGCGAGAAGGCGTTGCCTGTTGCGGCATCGCCACGCCCCAAGTAGAAGATGGTGTTGCTCATAAACAGCTCGTCGCCGGAGGAGCCCCCGAGCAATTGCAGAAAGTTCTGTCCGTAATACCCGCTATAGCTAACGCCTGTGGCCCGAAACGCAGCCTGCCCGCCGCCGCCAATCCCGCCGCTGAGTGAGCCGTTCAAAACTTCCGCGAGATCGTCGCCAATTGCTTGACTCAGGACCGGCTGCATCACCACGTCGTCTACATCCCAGTACCCTGGCTCCGATGCGCCGGTAGCAATTCGGAGGATGCCGAAGGCGGCATTGGCGGGCACTGTCGCGTACCCAGTGATGGACTTTGCTGTCCATAGCGAGACGAACACGGTGGCCGTGCCGATGGTAGTGGTCGAGAGGAACGATCTGGTTTTATCCAACCAATCGATGTACAGGCCCAGGAGGTGGCCAGTGGTGTGATTCGAGGAGCGGAGGGAGAGCGCAAGGTAGATCTTTGCGCCCGCGATCACTGACACGGTCTGAGTGATCGAAGTATTGACCCCGGTGAGTCGCACGTAATCCTGGCCGGAGCTACCGCCATCATTCCGGCACTCGATGGACGCCCCGGCATTCCACCCGGCGTTCCAGCCCGACAGGTATCCCGTCCCGGCCCTCGCGCCGGATTGAATCCAGAAGCCGGGAACGTTGTAGAGGAAGCTCCAGTTGGCGAGCATCGAGATCGTCGGGTTGGAGTTCTGGTCGTTGCCGGGGTTGGTGACCTGATCGTTTCCCGGCGGTAGACCGACGAGCAAACGGTAGTAGGTGAGTCCTCCCGGCCACGGGACCACTACAGCGCTGGAATCCCCCGCGAATGGAGGCTTCGTCCCGTCGCTGTTGCGGGACCGCGCATACACGCGAATCTCCAGGTAAGCATTGGCGACGGCAGGGTAGTTGATGTCGAGGTTATGCTCCTGAAGCTTGCCGTCATTGGGGGAGCCGTAGTGATTCTGCCACCCACTTGTGTTCAGCACATTGCCGGGGTTGATCGGGTTCCCGGCGCTGTCCACCCACATGACCCACCACTGATACCAGAACGCCGCAGGATCGAGAGTGCCCGCCGTCTGGATTTTGAATACCACCCGCGCGTAAGGGCGGCCATCGACGCGGCCCATGAAGATGTTGTCCTTCGTCGGCGCGTCCCCCCACTGATTCGTGATCGATAGCGTGGCAAGCGGTGCCGTGGGAGGCCCGATAGCGAGCGTCAGGGGATCGCTGGTTACGGCATTCGATGGCGGCGGCGCAGAGGACGGATAGCTTCCTGGCGCGAGCTTGGCGCGGAAGGTGCTGGTCCCGAGCGGGACGATGGTGATGAGGTCCTGGTGCGTGGCATTGGTGAACGGATAGACGCCGATCCAGGTATAGCTCGCGCCGTCGTTGAAGGT